ATGGTGGCATATTATTATGTGCAGTACTACTTCCTGTATAAGCAGAATTTGACTCCCCACCATTTCCATTCAAATATTCTGATGTAACACCCCAACCAGTAATACTTCCCCAATTCGGATACAATCCTGGTCCGTCAGTTCCATCATTTAAAGTATGATTATGTTTTGGCATTTCATCTAAAGTTAAAGTATGTGTTTTTTCTCCACCTGTTTTTTCTGCTTCATTAAAATCTATATCATCAACATCTACTCCGACTGGAACTCTACCAGAACCCCATAACTTCCAAGTTCCAAAGCTTAAATATGTTACTGGATTTATATTTGCTGTATCCAATATAATTTTTCCAACATAATATTTCTTTTTATTGTCTTCTAATATTATTTTTTCAACAATTTTTTTTATTTGCTTTTGAAGAGGTATCATTTACAGACACCTCTTTTCTTTATTTTACTAAAGTGTAGCTCTCTCTCTCTCTCTCTCTCTCTCTCTTAGAGTATCAACGGTTTTACGCTTTAGCATTTTTTTCATTTTACATCTTTCCTTTCTTTAATCTACAACTTCTACTGTTAATTGATTGTCTGTATTTCCAGCTGTTTTAAAATTCGCATTATCCATTGCAACATATAATTGTATTAAATCTCCTTCTTCTACTTCTATATAATCTTTAAATATCGCCATAGTATATGGTTGAGTTGTTTGCATATACATAATTTGCGTTGATGATATATTACCATTTTTTCTAATATATAAATACACTGGCCTTCCATCGGATTCTGAATGTATAAATGTAACAATTCCTTTTACATTTATATGATTTATTCCTGCTCCGATTTTAATTCCATTTGTTTCAAACGTTAATTTATCTCCAGAATTCCCTCTGCTGCCTTGAAACCTTAAAGGCTCTTGTAGATATATATTATTTCCCGTATGACTATAGCTCTGTTCAGAAGTTGTATAAATTATCATATTTGTTTTTCTTTTTTCTAACTCTTCTACTTTTCTCTTTAATGTTAAAAT